AACCTCTCCCCTGCCTTGGCCTGCGAGTCGAAGACGATCGCGCCGTCCTGGCCTGGCCGGTCCAGGTCCTCCATGATTCGCTCAAGGAATGGGCGCGTCTCAATCGCATCCTTGACTTCACTGAGATAGCGGAGTAGAATTTCTGCGAGTCTCCGCCCAACCGGGCTGAGATAGGTTCCTTGCGTCCCCCCGGTTACGATGGAAGGGGACGCTTTTTCAGTGCTCATGTTTCCCCCCGTTTCAGAACAGTTTCATTTGTCCCGCTGAAAATTGGAGGGGGATATTACCGCCCCCCTCGTTTCCAGCGCCCGAGAGCTCCGTCTTTGCCTTCCTCTTTCTTTGCCTCCTTAGATGAATTTCGGGCCCCACATCGACGGGCCGGATGTTGCATGATAAGCAGCGCCCACGGCGGAATACTTGGTCATAACCGCAGCGTGGACAATACTGGCGCGTAAAGGTGGTCATTCCTTCCTCCTTAAAAACTTCTCCGAGTCATTCCCCGTCGCCGACATGAACATCTGGGCCACGCGAATCAACATCTCCGCCGTCTTCCTGTCCTTGATTTTTGGGATGAGCGTGTAGTCGCACTTGTTGGCGAAGTATTCCAGGAACTTCAAGTTGCCGGTTGCATTGACCAAGTCGGGAAGGCGATCAATCGGAAATGGCAATGCGCCTCGCACGTAACGATACAAAGTATCCGGCGATATCTTCATTTTTTCGGAAACGGATGCAACATCATGTTCGCTGGCGATGATGAACATGTAATAAAGCAACGCGCCAAATCCAAAGTCAGGATGATTTTTTAGATTGACCAAATTATTCATCAGGCCTATCCTTGGGTTGAGATGATAATTTTTTTAGACGACGATGAAGAGATACGTGGCTGGAATTAGAAAGAACGAGAAGATTCTCGCTCCTATTATCGAGAGTATCGCCATTAATATGATGGACGACCTCATCTTTTTGCAAAGGACGCCCAAGCATTTTTTCGGCAATAAATCGATGCTCTTGAATATATTTACCATTCACGGCGTTAGCCGTAGGATGTTCTGGTTTATAAATTGTCAGATAAGGAAGTCCACCATCTTTATCCCGACGGATAATTTTTCCCCCTCGCCAATTTCCGTTCTTATTTCCTTTTCGCAGAGAAGCCTTGAATCGTCTTCTTGGCATACTCCCTGCTTCTTTACGATTTCGGATAGGAATCCTATATAAACGGAGCCAGGAGCCAACAATGCAAACACTAACGCTCAACAATGGAGCCAACTCATGGATGGAAATTCCTCGATTTATGTATCGATCATAAAGCCATGTTTTCGATGGTTTTTTCATCTTGATTGGCCATGTTGAAACGTGCGACCCTCGACGAACTTCTCAATCGCAGTGGACTTGAACCGCTTGAATCCCGGAAGCTGGATGAAGGCGAGCTTTCCGGCGTTGCAATAATTCTCCACCGTACGGATCGACACGTTGAGATATTCGGCGACTTGCTTCTTGGTGAGGAGTCTGGTCATTGAAGTCTCACGGGATCTTTGCAACAAGAGGAATGAACATGACACCAGACCGAAGTCCACGAATTATAAGTGCCGCCATCAGTAAAACTTGCGTAGAAGGAATAGGTGGGTTCGCCTTTTGCTATTTTTTCTCCGCAAAGGCGACATTTGGATCGTCCGGTTCCCATGGTTTTTTCGACAACTGGACTATCCCTAATCCAACTTTTATCGATAAGATGAAAATCCCCCTTCATCGGAAGGGCGGCATAGCGTTGACCGTTGTTCATCGGTATAATTGCTCCATTGGGATTCCGGTCAATTTGGAAATGCGGAGTGCGACCCTTGGCCCGAACGTGCGCTTACCATTAAGGAAACATGAAATATAGGATGGCGAGATTTCAGCGAGCCGGGCAAATTGTTCTTGTGAAAAACCGTGTTCATCTAAATAGGATTGAATCTTTTGGATTCGCGATGAATTCCGTGGAGTCGCCTTGGTTGTCATTCTGATATTAATAATAAGGAAAACATTACATATTGTCAAGAAAAATCTTTTTAAGCGATACAAGATGTATTGTTTTTGCCTTTGTTTGCAAAGGAAAACGACGTTGACTTTTTTTTCTGTTGCATCTAATCTAAGTCAGAAATTCCTTGACAAAGTGGATGCTTTATGAAAAATAAGAGTCCTGTTGTCGGGCCAATAAAAGCAGCATTAAAACGCCAGGGTTATACTTACGAGTCTTTTGCCGGACTATTCGGTAAGACCGAAGGCTGGTTTGGATTTTTGATGACGGGGCAAAGGCGGATTACGATCGATCTTCTTTACGATATTGCGGAGAAGCTTGGCATCGATGTTAAAAGTCTTTTACCATCCACGGACCAACCCGAAGAAAAATTATCTCTGGAAGAGTTAATGCGCAAAATCGCGCGGGAAGAAATAGAAAAAAATAAGCAAAAGGAGGCAAAATGAAGACCAAAGTTTTCGTTTTGTTTTGTTTGATTTTTTATCTCTCGGGATGCGCCCAATACATGGACCGACCCCCCACTGCAATCGGCGATGAGGCGACCTATCTTGAAAAGGCAATGGCTACTCCGCTCACTTTTTCTATTACCAAAGAAAAGGCAGAGGAAGCATGGGGCCGGATCAATGGTTTCATTGGCCAATACTCATCGATGAAAATTCAGACAGCCAGCCAATATATCATTCAGACGTATAATCCATCTGACACAATTCATTATGGCTATTCGGCTAACCGCGCACAGAAGGGCGATGAATATGAATTTTCAGTTTCCTGTTTCAGCGGCGGTGGATTCGGGGGTGTCAAGAAAATTCCGAATCAAAACGCTCACATCCTCGCCCATTATGCTTTGACCGGGGAAATCATCCCGCATTTGGTGGTTCAATGAAATGAGCCTCAAGGCTATCTTCCTCATCGATATGAAGACAAGGGATGTGACGCATTTCATTTGGACGGGAGACGGCGAGCCCCCGCCGCTTATCCCGCCGAAGATGATCCCTAAACCTCGGCGCGGACGGCCCCGGAAGAATCCGAAATCTGAAGTCAGTTGATCGTCAAGCGTGGTCGGTGGTTTTGGTTCGACATGCGGATCGGGGGCAAGCGCATTCGCAAATCACTGAAGACGACCGAGCGTGTCCTGGCTATCGAGAAGGCTAAGGAACTTCAAGATAACCTCGGCATGGCGTCCGGCGGGAATGTCCGTTTCGATGAATTCTCTAAAAAGTACCTCGAATGGGCATGGGCGACGAAACCTGCGAGCGCGAAGGGTGAGGAATTAAGACTCGAAAGGATCAAGGCGTTTTGGATATACCACAATGTGGTACACCTTTCCGACATAACGCCCTACCACGTTGAGCAACTCAGGACCGATCTCCGCGCACGGGGCCGCTCCCCGGCGACGATCAACCGTTATTGCCAGCTTTTGCGCGGGATGTTCTACCGGGCGATTGACTGGGAGATGTATAGCAAGCCGAACCCCTTGAAGAAAATTCGCTTCTACCGGGAAGATCCCTGTCGCAAGTTGTTGTCGCAAGATGAGGTCAAGAAGATCATCGAGGCGGCTGAGGCGATAGCCGCGAAACCCCGCTCACCCATGCAACGCGTTTTCCCCGACCTGATCCGCCTGGCCGTCAATACCGGACTCCGCAAATCGGAGCTCCTCAACCTTCGCTGGGCGGATGTGCGCGGGGATGAAATAACGGTCAAGGGCAAGGGAGAGAGGACGCGGACGGTGCCGCTCAACGACGAGGCCCGGCGAGTTCTCGACCGCCAGCCCCGGCGGACTTCCAGAATATTCGGCGATATCGGCGCCGATTATACCAGCGTGTTCCGGCGCACCATTGAGGCTATCCGAAAAAAGTCCGGGATCGATTGGCACTTCCATCTATTGAGGCATTATTTTGGCTCAACCCTGTTGGCGCGGGGAGTGGACATCGTAACCATAGGCTCACTTCTTGGTCACAGCCGGGCCATGACAACATTGATTTATAGCCATACCGATGAGGGGAGGAAGAAAAAGGCAGTTGACATCCTTATGAAATTTGGCGATAATAACATTGAAGGTGATCATGGTGAAACCAAAAGAGATTGAGAAAGCCCGAAAAATTTTTTATGTCGATTTCGTGACTCCCCTTATGGCATCACTTCGAAAGAAATATAGAATTCCATATAAACCGTTAAAAAAATCCGAAATGAAGTGGGTTAAAAGGGCGGCTGAAAAGATGGCTACCCTTCTACCCGTCCTGGGCCAAAAACCCTAACCAGAGCAAATCCCGGGCCAAGAACGGCCTATCCTGGTCACATTCGCGGTCACAATGGCAGTGGATTTCAGGTAGTGCCCCTGGCCTGACTCGAACAGGCGACACATGGATTAGGAAACCGGGGGATTTTCGCCTGGAATATGGGGGAATGATTAATTATCAGGTAGAAATGGCGCGAAAAGTCCCGCCAGGGAAGGAAAGCCCAAGGCCCAATCTGGTCACAATCTTGGACACGCTAAAAAAACCTCACAATGATATACGTTCCTACGGCGCAGCCGAGCAGTTCAGCGACGATGAGCCGGGGCCGCCAGGTGACGACGATCCGCTTGACGACGAAATAGCCCAGTCCCCCTATCAACACTGTTAGCAAGGCGGCCAATCCAGCCCAGCCGCGCGAGATAGCGACATAGTGCAGGGTGATGAGGGCATCCGAAATAATGCCAAGTATGAAAAAGCCCAGGGCCTGAATCATCCATTCAGTATCTGCCAAATAACCAACGCCATGCTTTGCTCCATAGCGAATTCTTTCCGAACCACCAGTACCACCAGGGTTTCTTTTCCGGCGGTGGCGCAGGCGGTTCCGGCTCCGGCGGTTCGGGTTCAGGTGGGATCGGCGGCTCAACCCAATCATCCGGGTACTTGCCCCAATTCTCCGGCCACTCTCCGAACTTCACCTTATATTCCATGCTGAATGCCCGGACTGCCTCGGCGAAACAAGAATCCGCATTAATTCCAGTTGGGACGTATTCAAGGCCGAGTTTCCGATGACCGCCGGGTAAGTCAAAATCTATCGTCCCTTTCAGGATATATCGGGTAGAAGCCCGGAGTTGTATAATGGATGGCCGACGTTTTTTTCCGTCGCCGTCATCATCGCACTCTGAAGCCCCGTCCTTGACGCCATCACAACCCAAGATACAGCAAAGGCCATGCCGTTTCTCCAGATAGTAAATCATGGCATCGAACAAATTCTCAGAATGTTCATCCTTGATACCGTGGACTTGGCGATAGATATATTTGACCGGCTCATCTCCCCATAATGCTCCGGCCTTTTTCTTTTGTAATTCCAGCCAATCATGCTTTCGGCTATATGTTCCGCCGAAAGAGAAGGGCATGCGACCAACATCCTTGAATACCGGATAGACAACATCCCCAACGAAGTCAACCGAGGGCTTCGCATTGAGTTCATTGCCAACGCCGAACTTTATCCACGGCAAATCGCCCACATTGGAAAACATGGCCAGGATGAGCTGCCGCGCCTTGCCGTAGTTGGCCTTATCGTACATCCAAGACTCGGAGCAACCGTCGAAGATTTCAACGAGGACATCCGCGCCCGCGCCCGTGGGGGTCCCTTGAAATGGCTGATGGAGGATAGAAACGTATTCGCGGAAAAGATTGAAGTAACCGGGGTCCTCCCAATCAAACGGAAATGAGATGGACCATATTCCGCGTCTCAGAATTCGGAAATAGTTACAGCCCGAATTTAACATTAGGCGAGCCCTGTTGTAGGCTTTGACCTTATCGAGGACGATTTGCCCATCTACCTTTTTCAGGAGCCCCCAGGCGGCTGAGGAATAATCCGCCATCGGGGCAAAGCCGATGAGAATTTTGTCGCTCATGTTAATTCAGCAACTCCTATTAGACATATCCCAAAAGGTTCATTATTCTCAGGCTATCCAAACTATTCGACGGAAGTTTATACGAAAACCGTTGTTGACTGTCCATCGGTATCCACACAACCGACCCGGTAGCATTGTCATCGTCAGCCTCGGTGCTTCTCAGAATGATATAGGCGGTCGTCTCCCCGTACTTTCCAAATTGGGGAGGGACATCCATATTACCGCCGGTCCTGCGGCACGCGACGGCCATAATAGCCCACCGCGCCGTCGCCGAAGTCTGGGCGGTCAGGTCGATATCATGCCAACCCGCGTCCCAAGTAAACGACGCCACCAGGTCCATCGGCGTGGCGATTTGTATCGGGGCCGCTGACGGGACATGCCCCCAGATTCCATGGGCCGCTTTCCAATCCGTACTGATATGCCTATCAAGGTCGGACGTTTCTGCGACTTCCGTCTTTTTCGCCATTACACGACCTCCGCCGTAATCGACGTTTTTCCGGAGCTTATAAGTTTTGATATTCCGAGAATCCGGACCGGGAGGTTTGCCGCCGTTCCCGCGAGCGACGGAAAGCGAACCCGGCTGAAATAAATTACATCGCCCGGTAGACAGGTGTAAAGGACGCGGGGGATGGTGAACGAGATCTGTTGCCGTTCCATCATGTCGGCGATGGCCGTCCCGAGCGCGGCCGCGTCCGAGGCATCGGCCAGGGCGACGTAGAGATCGAGACTTTTATTGATGCCGTACCGCCATGTCATCGTCGGCCTGAACATCTGGCTCAGGGAATAGATATCATTTTGCGGGTTCTCGGCGTAATAGATGTTAATCCCCGAATAAAGCTGGTCCTGGCCCTTGATTGCCTGAAAATCGAATACGTGTAAATCCCAAACATAGGGTGCGCCGGAGAGGGGAGCTGTCTGCTCCGCCCTAATCCCGAGCCGCCCCTGGGCGTCCTGCATGGTGTAACTCTGGATACTCTGCTCGATTGTTCTGATGTAATTTGACGAATTGACCCCGCCCCTCATGTAGAGCGAGAGCGCCGTCGTCTTAGCGTACTTCGTCGCGTAAATCGCATCGAGGTCCATATCTGCAAGCGCACAGCCAAGAAACGATCGGCAGATATAGAGGAAAACTTCAGCGCCCGTGACGTTGGCTTCATCGGCGGGGTTGACGCACCCCGTGAAACTCACGAGTAGGATGTCGGACGACGAATAGCCCAGCCCGCGTGCGAGCGTTAGACGGCCGCGCTGGTAATCTACGAAAAAGTCCGTATTCTCGACAAGGCTTGTACCGTTTTGCGTCGCCGTTACGGATTTTACGCGCCCATTCTGAAACTCAAAAACGCGATTTGTCGTATCAATCTGTGTCGGGATCGCATTCGCAATCGCACCGAATCCGAACGGCCGCGCCTTGTCTTTTCCATTGGTATCCATGAGTGGGAACATATCCATCGAATAGAACTCGGACGGAATCTCCTTATTGAGTCCGTCCCGGAAGTCCCGGAGATCGAGGCTCATCCGCCGATCATCGATGGATATGGAATTGACCGAACCCGTGTTGATTGTCGCAAACTCCGCATAGGTGAAGGTCTCTCCGCCGGCGAGGAACTTAACCTTGCGATTGAGCCAGAGATACCTTGCGTAGCGGTGATCGAAGTAGAATGCCTTGCGGATCTTGCCATTAATCAGACTCACGGTCCCCGACGACACAGCGAAGGTTCCCTCGTAGTAGGGTTGAATGGCCTGCGAGATGTCGGGGATGCCGTCGGCCGCGACGAGCGGGAGATAGAAGTTCCCGTTATAGATCGTCGCGCCCCTCTGCCAGGTCGTGAAGTAAAGCCAGAATGAACCCGTGATGAGCGCGTTGATCGGATCATCACCGCCCAGCGTATGGATGTAGACTTTCTTATTGGCCGTGTCGTGCCAATAAGTCCCGGCCTTCGCTTCAACGGTTACGATGGAGGTCTTGGCTATGAGCGCGACGCCGTTCTCGTAGACTGCATCGAGGGCCGCGCCGCCCTCATCGAACGCCGCCTCGTAGGTCATCCCCGACGTGATCGTCCAGCCGGTGATTTCCATGAGCGGGTTTGCCTCAACGAGAAAGACAAGTTTTGGTTTTGACTTGCGGATGAACTTCTCGAATTTCGAGGGGAGATAGGCCGCCCGCGTCGTCTGTGTGACCGGGGATGTATAGGCCGAATTCCCGGCGCCGCTGTAGGCCCGGATTTTGAATCCATAAAGGATAGAGGCCGCAAGCCCGGTCTTTTTAAACGATTCGATCCCGGCCTCGATCCTGGCGATCTCCGCATAGGCCCCGCCGCTCGTATTCATCTCGATCGAATAACCGACCTCACCGGATGTTTTTACCCAAGTGATCTTGACCCACGTATCCTGATATTCCGAGATGGCAAGCCCCGTCGGGGCCGCCGGCACGTCGGGGACGGCGATTTCGGCCTCGTTGCTGTAGGACGAATAGGTGGATGCCCCCTGCTTTGCCCGAACCCGGTAGGTGTAGGTCGTCCCGGCCGCCGCCGTTGCGTCATGGTAGTAGGTGCGGTTCGGGGCGAGGGTCACAAGCTCCGCATAGGCTCCGGTTGTTTTTCTCTCGATGATATGACTATCCTCAAGTTCGGAATTGTCCTCGAAGATGCACTCGACGCCGTAGGCCCCCCCGACCTTCGCCGCCGTACAGACGAGGTTAGTCGGGACCGCTATCGCTGCGAATGTAACCGCCGTGGCAACATTTGAGTAACCCGAATAACCCGAGGCATTGTGCGCCCGGACGCGATACCAATACTGCGTGTTCGAAGTGCGCCCCGTGTCCCCGTAGGTCTTGACGTTTGCGCCGACGGTCCCGATTTGCGAGAAGCCCGCCGTGCCCGAAGTTGCGCTTCGCTCGACGTGAAAGTCAACCTCGTTATCGGAATTGTCCGTCCAGTTGAGCCGGATCGTCGTTGTCCCGGTCGGCGTCGCCGTGAGGCCCGAGGGCTTCGCCGGCGGGTCGGCCATCGTGAGTTCAAGCGTGTTCGACGCCGCCGAATACCCCGCCGCCGCGTTGTAGGCCTTGATGTAGAAAGTGTAGGTCGCGCCCGGCGTTAGTCCCGTCGCCGTGTAGCTGGTGGCGTTGGCCGCCGTCGTGTAAAGAAGCGCCCCATTCTTGTAGACCTTGAACGATGCTTCGTTTTGCGAATTGTCATTCCACGTAAGAGGAGCCTCCGTCCCGCCCGCGTTCGAATAGCCGGATAGACCGGACGGGGCGGGAAGTTGCGTCGTCGCATTCGCCTCATTGGAAAAGGGCGAATCTTCCTCCCCGATAAAAGCCTTTAGTTTATAATAGTATTTTGTTCCATCACTAAGTCCAGAATTCAGCCACGCGGTAACACCGGAGCCGGTTGAATGAATCCAATAATAGGAACCGCCGGCCGGCTTTCTGTAAATTTCAACGCCATCATAAAAAGCATTATTGGTCCAGGCCAACTGAATTTTTATTACCTGTGTGACAGAGGCGATTAAAGAGGACGGGGCCGGTACAGCCATTATAACACTTCTTCCGTTTCCGCAATCCACGTCCAATAGTTGACGTGCTGACACTCGGGTAATTCCTGATTCTTCAAATGGACCCAATAGCTGTTGGCGTTCGGCGCGGTCGAATCGAGACACAGTGCCCAGGCGACGTGTGACCCGCAGGCCTCAAGCAAAGCTTCCACGATGATCTCCGAAGCGTCGCTCAACCCAACGAACGAGAGCACTTTGTTGTCGAGAGACGGCCGCTCTTGGATGGTAAATAGGTTGGCCGAGGGCGAATACTCGACCTCGGTCTCGTTAATCGGCCCCCTCTGGAAGGGAACGCTCGGGCCGCGATTGAGCGCGTTTCCCTTGCCGACGACGATGGTCCCGACTTGCAGGTAGCCCGAGGGGTTCGCGGTATCGAGAAGCGAAATTCGGACATAGCGTTTGGTTTGCGCTGCCCCCAAAATTTTGTAAAGATTGTTCCCGTTAAAGGTCAGATGATCATGGACGGGGTTGACCGTGAAGGCAGCGTCATCTGCGCCATAGATGATAATGGACGCCGCCGAAGTCAAGTTATGCCCCAGGAGGGCTATGAAATCATACTCAAGTGCCGCCCCGAAGTCGCAGTCGATATACTCTTCCGAATGGAAAACCGCCGTGTCGGAGGTGTATGTCGCCGCCCCGGACAAGTCGGTATGCGCAAAGCCGAGTAGAACGCCTTGACCTTCCGCATTATGGCTGCCGGAATGCCAGAGCAATTCGAAGTTGCCGCCAGCGGCGATTATGAACTTCCCAGTCGTCTCATTATAGGTGACGGTGTAGGTCAGCGCCCCGGCTACGTCGAGTTGCGTCTTGATCTCGGCGGCCAGGGTCAAACCATTATAGTTCCCAGGCGTGAGCGTGGCGGGCAACTCGCCAGCGCCCTCCGCGAGATCGATGTGATCATTAACATCCACCGTGACGACGAACAACCCGTTTCCCGTCCCGGTCCCATTCCTTGATCGCCAGAAAAGTTGAAGCGAATCATCCTGAGTGTACTCCGCCGAGAATTGCGCCGCCTCGGACGATGCCGTAAGGATGGCCCCGATCCGCCATAAATTGGTATGACAAATAAGAACAGACATTTAGGCCATCGCCTTTCCGACGGAGCCGAGAAGTCCGAGTCCACCCGACTCGCGGACCGTCTTGGTAATAAAGAGTTTTATCTCTCGCCCGTCGATGTAGATATGATTCTGTATGACGATCGGTTTTCCCGTCCCGTCGGCGCCCTTCCCCATAATTGCCTCCCGCAACCGGCGCGGGGAGCTGACGATCTCCGCTTCCCCGGCCTCGGCCACCTCGTAAGTATTCCCGCCCGCCGAACTCAGCATGGCCGGCTTTCTGAAGATCGCACCCATCGCCAGGGGGATCGGTTGGGCACGGATAAGGGCAATCTGAATCGCCCCGGCGGCTGCCGTGATCGCCGCCAGTATCAGGTTGAACGGCGGGGGCAACGCACTCAAAGCTTTCGTGATGCCCTCGGCCACATTGATAATCGCATTGGCGATGGCCACCCCTTTCGCACTCTCTGCCGCTTTCCTCTGAAGTCCCCGGCGTTTTATATCATATTCGGCGTCCAGCGCCTCGATGGCTTTATTCTTCTCCTCCTCACTCAGGAGCGAATTCTTGATGTTTTCGAGTTTGGCCTGATACTCTTTGTCGAGCAGTAACATCTTATTGTTTGTACTCTGCTGCATAATAGCGTCGATCTGGCCAACGACGGAGGAGGCGGCGCCGAGAATTTGGTCAAAGGTTTCCTGATTTTTATCCACCCATTTTTTCGCCTCTGCAGCCCAGGATCTTGTAATGTAGCCCGGCCCCTCCTTCATTGAGGCGACCGCCTTCTCCATTACCTCCTGCATGCGCCTGGCCGCCGGGATTGCCGTGGCGACGACCGTTGATCCGAATGATCGCAATTCCTTTTCACATGCAGCCATACCGTTCCGGTATTGCGCCTCCGTGATGACGCCCGCCTTGAACGCCTTCGTCAAATCCTGCTCTTCCTTGATGACCTTATGCATCGCGGCCTTGAGCGGATCGTACTTGTCAAGGATGGCCTTCGCCGTTTTCTCCAGCTCGGACCTCATCTTCACGGCCTCAGTCGCCGCCTTGATTTCCTCTGTGGTCAATTGATGGACGGCCGTCCCCACCTCATTGATGGGAGGCTTTGCTTTCGCCGCCGCCTCACGGATTGCGTCCATTTTCCCGCGATAATCATGCCCCGCCGCCGCCGCCCGATCCAAGGCCGCATTGAGTTTTACTTGGGATTCAACAAATTCTTTATCGGCTTTCGTTGCTCCGGCTATCGTATTTTCGATATCATGAACAGCTTTTGCAAATTTCCCGATGAGTTTCGTTCCGGCAACCAATCCATCGATGACGGTATTGAGCCAAAGTTGGAAATCCGATGAAGTCGCCAGTTTATCAATCCATTGTTTCAAATCCTTAATTGCATCCCGGAAGGATTCGTTTTTTGTAACAGCTCCGCCGACGACCTCTTCCATATCGTCAAAGCTATTATTGAGTTGTTTGATCGAACCGCCGAAAGTACCAACCTCTGCTTCTGCCCGTTGATAAAGCTTACCCAATTGATCAAGGAGCGATGCCTGTTTTTGTTCCGCCGTCAGATTCTCGGAGACCCTAATCCCGACCCGGCCAAGCGCTCCATAGTTCCCCTCCATCGCCTTCGTAACCATCGTCGCAGCCGATTGGAGGTCTATCTTCATAACCGAGGCGAGGCCGATTGCACCCTTTGTTGCCCGATCAATCCCTTCTTTATCCAGTCTGGTAAGTTGTAAAAGAAGTGCCTGTGCCGCCAGAATTGCCTCATCATTATAAACGGTTTGATTTTGTAAAGCGGAAGCATAATCCTTGAAATGTTGCAGGAGAATAGGAACATTCCGTCCGGTTATTTCAAGTGCAGCATTGAGATTATTTTCCGCTTCTTCGGATTCAATCGCAGCATCGATTGAATCTTTCACAAAATCTTTAAGTAAACCATAACCCTTCCTCAATCCCTCAATAGCTAATTGCCCGATAGCGAATTGTTTCCAGAGTCCACCAAAGGCCGTTCCGGTTGTACCGGCTTGTTTGCCGGAATAATCAAGCGCCCCATCTAAATCTTTGATAGACTTCAGGGCCCCGGAAGCATCCATTTCTACGATATATTTTACATCTGCCATTTGATTATTCTTGAGCCTTCTTTCTCCGTTCGGCGGCGACGATCTGGAACGTCTGATGGATGGCGTTCAGTGCGGCCAGGGCCATCCTACGGACTGGACCCCGGAGTCCTTCCTCCCTGAATTCGCTGGCGACTATCCCGGCCTCTAGCGCAAAGGGATTCACAACTCCGCAGTACCAATTCCAGACCCCGACTTCAAAGGCGTTCATCCTCGCCGCCATCGCGTCCAATCGGCAGTTCACGCATTCCTCCGTCGTCTCGCCTATCTCGTGTCTGTGGTCTTCCGGCTTCAGCAGCGCCTCCCACCGGTCGGCGTAGAGCGCGAGATAGGCCGTTAATTTTTTAGGAAGTTCTCCGGGTTCCCCGCAAACTCCGCCAGCACCCGGACGAGAACCAATGCCACGGGGTCGGTCGGAATAACCTCGCCATCAACGACCACCTCCGGCCGTTTGGTTTTCAGGCCGAAAAGGAGCGGGAGGTATTTGTCCTTATTCTCCTGCGTGCAGGGGAGGGGCATCCCACCGTCCATCAGGTCCCAACCGCGAATTGCATCGGAGACGGCCCGCCGGAGGATGTCCGAAATTCTGGGCCTGGCCGTTCCGGGCGCGGCCGTCCCCCGGCTTTCATTAACATAATCCGGCACCGCATCGAGCGGGATGAAACCGACGCGGAACATGATCGTGACCGGCTCGCCGGTAGTTTCCAGTGCACAGGTGATTTCAGCCTCCGGTTGCAGTTTTTTGATATCCATGTGCCTCCTTTTATGCGAGATAGTTTTCGCTCCTCGAGTTCATTAATTGGCAGACGACCGGGACCAGAACGCCCGTCATACCTATCGGCGCGGTATCAGGTACCACGGCCCTCAGCACAATCTTGGCCGGAATGATCTTCGAGTCGGCGTATTCGACATCCTCGATGATGAGACGCGGGAGCTGGAACTTCAGGTAGAAGTTGTACGCGCCCTCGATGGCCGGGCCGGTGACGGTCATATCCGCCTTCTTTTCCGCCCCGGCGATCCAGGCCGCGAAATAGGCCGCATTCACGGTATCCATTCGCGCAAAGTCCATCGTCAACTTGATACTCGGCTTGTCGTTCTCCACCGGCTCGACGATTGTCTGGACCCCGGCCACGTGCTCGCTGTCCATTTTCCGCTCGATGTCCAGGGTGAAGGATTTCGGCCGGATGATGTCCCCGTCCACGAAGTCGTCCCCGGTTTGGGCGTTCATCCGAAAGACGGCCTGGGCGAACTTGGCCCGGGCATGGGTGTTGCCCGTAATCGTCGTGGACGTGAACGCTGCCGGGAGCGCCGAGTCATCCACGACCCGGATGCCGCGCAGGTTGAACACCGCCTTGATGAGCCCGGCGCTCATGGAAAACGTGCCCTTCAGTACCTTAAAGGTCGGGACGGTGTGGATCTTCGTGCCCTTCTCCGTTGCGTATGTCCCGAAGATCCCCGCGACCGTGTTCAGGAGGACGAAGGAATGAAGGTAGTTGAGCGCCCCGCCGATCGCATTTGCGGATGATGTATAGGTTATCTCCCCGCTTAGATCAGCCGCAAACCCCAGAAGGGTATCCGCCGCTTGCGCATTATTCGTGCCGGTGTTCCACCAGAGTTTGAAGGTTGCGGTCGTAGCGATTGTGAATCTATAGGTTGTCGCATTATAAGTGACGGTATAGGCCAAAGTTCCGTTGGAGAGGGCTTCGAGTTTCGCCTTGATGTCCGCACAGATTTGGGCTACCGTCCAGGTTCCATTTGCCAATACCGCCTGCTTTTCACCCCCCGCCGCTTCCTCGAAATCGATATGGTGGTTCGCGTTGCTCACGATGAAATACATCCCCGGTATTCCGGCCGTACCCATGAGCATGGCGAGCAGAAGGTTCTCGCGCCCATCCCAGCGGTAATCGAAGTCCAGGCCGAAATCGGAGGGGTTGATGAACCCGGCATCCAGGTTGGACTCGAAAGCCCCGTAGCTTTCATCTT